CGCCCCCCCCGCGCGGGCGGCGCCGGGCCCGGGGGGGGGCCCCCCCACCGCTCCTACCAGCCACCCAGCCAACCCCAGCCGAAGGAGCGAACCCGTGCGCGACATTTACGAGATCCTCACCGACGAATGCCTGCAACTCCCGATCGGTGGCAAGACGTACCGAATCCGCCCCCTCGGCTACAAGGACGAGTTGCGGATCAAAGCCGCCACCGCGTTGCAGGAGAAGGCCATCAAGGACGGGCAGCCGTTGAAGGCCGATCCGCTCTCTGATGAGGACTTTCAGCGGATGACTCTCGGCGACGTGCTCGCCGAGATGAGGGACGACAACGTACCGGCGTTCGTGATCCTCCGCGCCTCCCTCACCGCGCACGCGTACAGCACGCACGGGCTGACGATCGCCGAAATGGTGTGGGAGTCAGGCCCCTCCCCGGAAGCACTGGCCGCCTCGATGCAGGCGGCAGCACGGGAACTCGCCAATGGGACCACCTCGCCCGGTACGCCGCCCCCGGCGCCCGAATCATCGACGAAGCCACCGGCGAATACGACCACTACGAAGTCCCCAAGGAAGCCGAGGGCGAGCCGCTCGAATGGGCCGACATACTCGCCCAAGGAGACCTGATAAGGGCGGACTTCGCGTCCGAGTACGGCATCCAACTTCACCGCACGAGCAACAGCGATCTGTCGTGGCGTGACTTCGAGGGCTACCTCGCTGGGCTGCTCTCCGCCGACACCCGGCTAGCGCGGCACTTCACACCCGCAAGCGACCAGCCCACCTAGCGAGGATTGGAGGTAGCCCGTGTCCGCAGAAAACATCGGAAGTATCGTCGGCTACCTCCGCCTCGACAGGTCCGACTGGGACACCGAACTCCGCGCGGCAGCCGCGAAGGCCGACGAGTTGGCGCGGCACAACCCGAACATCAAGATCAGCACCAACGCCCCCTCTGCTATCGCACAGTTGGCGTCTGTCGCTGCCGCCGTGAAGCGGTTGCAGGACGCGCAGGGCGCCGAGGCGGTCGCGCAGCAGAGGCTTGTCGATTTGCAGGGCAAGGCGGGTGTGTCGGCTGGCCGGTTGAAGGCTGCGGAGGAAGCGGTCGCGAAGGCGCGACGCGGCACCGCTGCGGCGACGGTGCAGTTGGCGGCGGCGCACGACATCAACGACCGCGCGATGCAGAAAGCCACCACGGACGCCGCGAAGCTGGCGGCTGCTGAGGCGGCTGTCGGTGACAACGCGTCGAAGGCGACCCCGCCGACCGTGAACCTTTGGGCTGCGTTGGCTGCTGTCGCGCCGGCTGCTGTGCCGATCGCCGCCGTGGCGGGTGGCGCGCTGCTCGGGTTGATCCCTGTGGTGGCGACTGTCGCGCTCGGCGTGAAGGGCATCACCGACGAGTTCAAGTCTGGTGCGCTCGCGGGCACCCAGTACGGCGCGGACATTCAGCAGTTGCAGGGCTGGCTGGGGACGCTTAAGACGACTGCCGCGTCCGGTCTGCTGGCTGGGTTGGATCAGGCGATGGGCGCGTTGCGTCCCCTGTTCGCGACCGTCAACCAGGACATCGCGCTCATGTCCACCCAGATCGGCCGGATAGCTGCTGGCGCGATCCCGGCGTTGGTGACGATCCTCAACGCCCTCAACCCCCTGTTCGTCACGTTCGGGAACCTGCTCGCTAACGGCGCGCAGCATCTTGAGCATTGGGCGCAGTCCACCACTGGCATCTCGTCGTTCGTGGCGTACGTGCAAGCCGAACTGCCCGCAGTGATGAACCTGCTCGGCAGCCTCATCGTGCTAGTGAGCCATTTGGCGCAGGGCGCGGCCCCGTTCGGTGGGGTGCTGCTCACCGGCATTACGGCGTTCATCCACGTGTTGGACCAGATCCCCATTGGTGTGCTGCAAACCGCGATCCCCCTGGTCGTGTCGCTGTACGCGGCATTCAAGGTGTATCAGGGCATCACGTTCATCGTCGCCAGCGTCAACGCCGCGCTGACGGCGATGGGTGTCACGTCCGTCCAGTCCGCCGAGACGATCGCAGCGTCCCAGTTGGCCGCCGCTGCCGCTACCCAGCGTGCCGCCGCCATTATCGCCGTGGCCGAAGCGGAGAAGGCTGCTGCTGCCGCAGAGTCCGCCGTCGCTATCGCTGCCGCAGTAGAGGGCACGTCATCGGTCCTCGCCGCTGGTGCCGCCGCAGCGGCCGAGGCCGCGATAGCCGAAGCTGCCGCGTTCCAGGCCGCCGCCACGGCCGCCGTGGCATCCGCTGCGGAGATCACGGCATCAGCCGAGGCCGCTGCTGCCGCCGTGGAAACGTCCGGTGTTGCGGCGGGTGCGGGCTGGGCCGCGATGGCTGGCCCTATCGGCGCGCTCGTCATCGGGGTGGCTGCTCTCGGCGCGATCATGTTCAGCACCGCGGGCAACACGAAGGGCGCGGCGGACGCGAACAACACCTACGCCGATTCGGTGAAGCACTCGACGGACGCCCTGAACACGTACAACATCACGGCAACGAACAAGCTGCTCAGCGATCAGAAGGCGTTCTCGACTCTCGACTCGCTCAAGAAGGGCAACAAGGACGTCGCCCTGACCTACGGCGATCTGACTAAGGCCGTCAACGGCTCTGACCAGGACTACAAGCGTCTCATCGACACGCTGAAGAAGCTGTCGAATCTGAACGCAGGGCCGACTAACGGCCAGTCGATCCGTGATCTGGCTGAGCAGAAGCTAGCCGCAGGCAACCTCGTCACGACGATCGAGACGTTGCGTACCTCGCTCGGCGGGAACATCGACACGCAGAACCGGCTGAACGAGGTGAACCGGCAGGCGGCACCGCCGATGGACACCGCTGCCGCTGCGGCGACGAGGCTCGCCCTCGCGGTGCAGGCGCTTGTCGATGCCAATATCTCCAACGCTCAGGCGCAGAACCAGATGGATTCGGCGCTCGCGTCGTCGGCGCAGAAAGCGGTGCAGGAGCAGCAGGCCATCACGTCGGCGCAGCAGCAGTCCGCATCGGCCAGTCAGCAACTCGCGTCGGCGCAGGATGCGGTGACTAAGGCGTCGATCGCGGAGGGCGCGGCGCAGCGGCAACTGACGACGGCGCAGTCCGCGGTTTCGCGGGCTGTCGCGGCTGAGTCGGCTGCACACCGGAAACTCGCTGCGGATCAGGCCGCCTCAACGAAGGCGACGCAGGCCGCTGCTGCCGCGCACGCCGCCCTCGCCGCGTTGAAGACCAACCCGAACGCGACCGCCGCGCAACTCGCCGCTGCTCAGGCCGCTGTGACGAAGGCGGATGCTGCCGCGTCAAAGGGCAGCAAGCAGGTTGCGGCGGACAAGAAAGCTGAGGCTGCCGCGCAACTCGCGATCATCACGGCCAAGAACCGCCTTGCTGCCGCGTCTGACGCGGAGAAGACGGCCGCGTTGCAGATGGACGCCGCTCAGCGGCAAGTCACCTCAGCGCAGCAGGCTGCCGCGTCGGCCGCTACCGCGTTGTCGCAGGCATACGCCGCCGCGTCGAAGTCGCTGGCAGGTTTGACTGAGGCGGCGGTGCAGAACCGTGGCGACCTCATCCAGCAGATCTCTTCCGCGGAGGCTCTGGCGAAGTCGTACGACACAGGGAAGGACGGCGCGGAGAAGTACCGCAAGAAGCTCCTCGAACTCCGCACCGAGATCATCAACAACGCTGTCGCGAACGGTGCGAACCGCGGCGAGGTGACGAAGTACGTCGACTCGATGTTGAAGATCCCGAAGAAGGCGACGACGAAGCTCGAACTGGACGCGGCGAAGGCACTCAAGGATTTGACCGCGCTCAACAAGCTGATCGCTGCCATCGTCGCCGGGGCGAAGATCAACGCAGGCATCGCCGACAAGGTGTTCCTGTCCGGTGAGCGTGGCGCTTCCGGGGTGGCGGGTCACTCCGCTGGCGGCGGCACCGTGACGGGTGCGGGTGGCCCGAAGTCGGACTCCGTGATCGTGTCCAGCCCCCGCGGCCCGTGGGCGCTGTCCGCTGGTGAGGAAGTCGTTCAGATGCCGTACGCGGCTATGTGGCGTCCGCTGTTGAAGCAGATCAACGCTGGGCAGTACCGGGGCTCGGGGATCAACGCACCGGCCGCGGGCGGCTACTCAGGGGCGGGCGCGGCGATGAGCAACGGCACCCAGGCTAAGGGGACAACGATCGAGCATCTGCAGCTCGGGCCGATCTACTACCCCGAGCCGGAGACCGTCTCCGAGCTTGCCCCGCGTGCCGCGTCGATGGCCGCTCACCAGTTGCAGAGCTACGTCTGATGCGCACCATCCTCATCGACGGCCACGACGTGCGGGCGTTGACGGGCGTGTCCGTGGTGGGGTACATCAACGGCTGGTTCGCGCCCGGCACCCGGCGTGGCTCGTCCGACGTTGTGGCCGACGCGGACGGCGAGCTCGGCGCCGCGCTTCCGCTCGCCGCCTATCTGCTGCGCATCCCCATCCAGGTGCAGGGCGCCACCGAGGACGCCATGGTGACGAACCTGCTCGCGCTCGGCGCGTTGATCGGCGGCACCACCACAGGCGGCCTCGTCAGCCTCACCCGCCGGCATGTTCCAGCGTCGGGTCCGACTGTGGATCACACCGCGCCGGGCCGGTTCGTCACCGGCCTAGCGGACGCGATCCTCAACCCCCAAACGGGGCGTAGCGAGTTGCAGTACTACCAGCTCAAGGGCTACTGGCTCGACCCCGCCACGTCCAACCGCCTCGTCCCGTAGCGCTCTCGCTGCTGATCCCGATCGGCTTACCGCCGCAATCGGCTACACAAGGAGCTGGTCCCCATCGCAGTAACCGCTCACACCTACACGAAGCTCGCGGATGCGCTCGCGCAGAAGACCGTCGACCTCGACTCCGACACGTTGAAGGTGATGCTGCTGTCCGCATACACGGTGGGCAGCACGCAGGACACCGCGAAGTTCGTCTCCGACGTGCTGGGCGTCGCGACCGAGGCGTCTGGCACCGGCTACACGGCGGGCGGGCAGACCCTCGCATCGGTCACGTGGGCCGCGTCCGGGCACGTGTACACGCTGGACTGTGCCGACCCGACGTGGGCGTCCTCGACCGTCTCCGCTGCGTATGCCCTGTTCTACGACTCCACCCCCGGCAGCAACGCCACCAACCCCGTGCTGTGCTACTGGGATCTCGGCGGCACGTTCACGTCAACGGCCTCGCCGTTCACGCTGCAAGTAAATGCGTCCGGTGTGCTGACGATCACGTCGGCATAATTAGAACGAGCGTGTTGTTCTAAAGGGTATGAGTGCGCGCGCTTACACCCCTGAGCAAGAGGCGATCATTGCGGAGAAGTTCGCGAATGGTGCCTGTCTAGCCGAGCTTCGCCGCGAGTACGGCGGGGCATACCCAGCGATACGCGGCGCACTTGTCCGACAGGGCGTCTACGTGTCGCGGCCCGGTGGGTACTACGGGCATGGAGGTGCTCCTCGGAGGGCTTTGAGCGATGCCGAGATGGCTCGGGCGGTGACGCTTTGGAACGAGGGCAAGAGCGCAACGTTCATCGGCAGTGACCTCGGCGTATGGCCCAACGTGGTCCGGCGTGCGCTTCGCGGGCGAGGGGTGCCTGTTGTCGATCGTCCCCACGCCGTACGCGGTGCCGAACACGGGCATTGGAAGGGTGGCCGAACCCTTCGCGATGGTTATGTCTTCGTGTTGATTGAGCGGGGCGACCCGTACGGCGTCATGTGCAACAAATTGGGCTACGCGGCCGAGCACCGACTAGTCATGGCGCACTCGCTCGGACGCCCGCTATTGCGTACCGAATCGGTCCATCACATCAATGGGATTCGAGACGATAACCGCCTTGAGAACCTTCAACTTCGACAGGGTCAACACGGAAATGGAGTCGTCATGCAGTGTCTCGATTGCGGTTCTCACAACGTGAACTCTCGTCCGATCACCGGGTCATAGCCGGTGACCTACTCGTCCGAGGTTCTCGCGGACTCACCGCTGGCGTGGTGGAAGCTGGACGAGGCGTCGGGCACGTCGTTCGCTGACTCGTCGGGCAACTCCCGCGCGGCGGCGATCACCGGCGCGCCGACGTTCGGCGCTGCGGCGTTGGCACCCGGACTGCCGGGGACGGCAACCGTATTCGGCGGCTCTGATAACGCGTCGACGGCCAACGGGTCGTGGATGAACTCGCTGGCGGCGTATTCGGTGGAGTGGTGGTTCAAGACGACCACCACCAGCAGCATGATCCCGCTCTCTCGCTCCAACTCGGGTACCGTGCGGCAGTTCCAAGCGCGCTTCGCCAGCGGCGGGAACATGGAGTTCGACGCGTGGAGTTCCACCGCAGTGCTGACGTCGCTTATCTCGGCGTTCGCCTACGCGGACGGCGTCGCCCACCACTGCTTCATGACGCTGAGCGCCACCGCGCAGAAGATCTACATCGACGGGGCGCAAATCGCCACCGGGGCAGGCTTCACCCCGCAGACCGGGACGACAGAGCCCGTGCGGCTCGGCAACTTCACGGGTGGCGGGTTCCAGTACATCGGCACGATGCAGTCCCCTGCGATCTACGGGACGGAACTGTCCGCCGCACGCATCCTCGCGCACTACAACGCTGGCATCGCGTCGGCATCCGCCGTCCCCCTGATCCGCCACCTCGGCCGAACGGCCCTCATGCGCGCAGCAACCCGATAGGAGCCTGACCATGGCCAACAGCAAGCAGTACAACGCCACCACCACCGCGGCGGTGGCAACCTCGACCACCGCGAAGACGGTGCTGTCGATCGTCAACGGCTCCACCACGCAGTTGAACCTGATCGGCCTGCGGTTCTCCAACGACTGGTCCGTCACCGCTGGCGTGTTCCTCGTCGAGCTCGTCTCGTTCGACCAGGCCACAGCGGGAACACCCGGCGCCGCGGAGACGGTCAACAAGGTCGGCGGCACCGCCGACACCAGCCGCGTCACCTCGGTGCAGCGCGGCTACACCGCGGAGCCGACAGTGGCCACCCAGTTGGATTGCTGGTACGTGCCCGCCGGCGGGCTGTACGAGTCGCTGCTGCCCCTCGGCCGGGAGATTGCCGTACCGCCCAGCAAGACCTACGGCCTGCGCGTCACCGCTCCGTCAGGGACGCCGAACGTGCGCGCCACCCTCACCTGGGAGGAGTGACGAGTGGCCCGCCTTGGGCGCGCGGCACCGATCCAGCCGCATGTCGTCCTTGCCCCTGCGGTTTCGGGCGTCACGCTCGTTGGTGCCGTAGCGGCGCTGGTCATCGCGGCCCCTGCCGGGTCGGTGGGGGCGGGTGTCGCCCTCGCCGGGCCAGTCGCAGCCGTCACGATCACGGCACCGGCAGGTTCGGTCTCGGTGGGCGTCACCCTCGCTGGCCCCGTCGTCAACCTCGCGATAGCCGCCCCTGCGGGGACCGTCGACACGGGTGGCGCCGTGACTATCGCGGGCGTCACCGCCACATTCGCGGTCGCCGCACCGGCAGGCACGATCAGTGCGGCCGTCACGCTCAGCGCCCCCGTCGCCACCTTCACCATCACCGCCCTACCAGGATCAATCAACGGGGAACTGATCCCCGACACCATCGACGCCTACCTGTACGACCCGACTGGGCAGACACAGATCGCGTTCCTCTTCACCGCCGACGCCCACACGTACCGCGACGAGGTGTCGCAGCGTGGCAGCGCAGGCATCCGTATCCCACTCGATGATGCTGGGCCGGTGGACTTCGGCGGCATCGTCAAGTTCGTGTGGCGCGGCCAGGTCCGGTTCGGGTGCCGCCTCAACTCCGAAGGCATCCAGTTCGGCAAGGATGGCCGCAAGTGGGTGGCGTTCGACAACCAACCCGGCCTCCTGTCGCTGCTGGATCAGGCGTTCATCGAACCCGAGTACGGGTTGAAGCGCACCTCGTCGAGCGACCGGCATTTCGGGTACATGTCGGCGGACGGGCCGTGGCGGATCGCCTCCGACTGGCACACGCCCCGGTCCGTGCCGTGGGGCCAGGTCGGCGGACGGCACTTCGCGCTGCCGGTCGGATTCACCACCGCAGACAACTGGATCGCCCGCTCGAGCCCCAACACGGGTGTCTCGGCCTCCACGCAGAACTGGTTCATCTGTACGTTCACCCTCCCCGCCACCATCGACGTGAAGATCCTCGCGGCGGGAGACAACTTCCTCGAGATGTTCATGGACGGCGAGCAGATCCTTGCCGTGGACCGGTCCAACTACTTCGCGTGGCGCACCGCGTCAGAGATCCCGATCCGCCTCACCGCCGGGACACACAGGTGGGCGGCGCGGGTAGAGAACACCGTCCCGATCCCGGCGTTCGCTGGGACACCGAACCCGGTGGGGTTCATCGCGAACATGCGGAAGGTCGACAAGGACGGTGCGGTGATCGCTGGCGGGCCGGTCGTGCAAACCAACACGACGGACTGGATCGTCACCGACGTGCAACCGGGCTTCCGCCGGGCACAGGTCGCGAAGCTGCTGATCGAGGAGGCGCAGGCCCGCGACGTCCCCGGCGCCACATCCCTACGGATCGGGTTCACCGACACCCATGACTCGGACGGGCAGCCGTTCACAGACACCCCCGACGAATACTCCTTCGCCATCGGCACCATCTCCCTCGCTGATGTGGTGTCGCAGTTGGGGGAGTCGCACATCAACTTCCGTGTCGACCCGGCCACGATGACGTTGAACGCCTACGACCGGATGGGCGCCGACATCTCCGCATCCCAAACCCTCGCGCTCGGTGAGGGCGGCGGGGTGATTGCCTACGACGTGATCGCCTCGTCGGCGCGGTCCACGGTGCTGCTGACACAACTGGCGGACGGCACTTGGCAGGAGACGACCGACGCGGCCGGGCTCGCCGCTGTAGGCCGGATCGAGACCGGGGTGTCCCTCGGCTCCGCATCCACCCCCGCCACCGCAGCCTCGCTCGCGGCCGCACAGCTCGCGGAGTCCGCGCATGTGCAGATCGGGGTGACGTGCCAAACGTCCACCGTGCAAGGCCCCCAGCCGTACCGGGACTACAACTTCGGTGACTCCCTCACCGTCCCCGGCCGGCGCGGCTCAACCATGAAAGGCCGGTACCTGGCTGTGACAGTCAAGAAGGTTGACGGCGCTGTCGAGACGTACCCGGAGTTCGTGGAGGACCGGACGTGACGCGCCCACCGGATCGGCTGCCGCAGTCGGCGCGGGACCGGGAGTTGCGGACTGCGATCACCCGCGGCGATGCGAGCTCCGCGCCGGGCCGTACCGGGTTCGCCCGGCAAGCCCCACGCGACCCGGCCGCAGCCGTTAGGGCGTACGCCCCGAAGCCTGACTTCGCTGTGGACCCGGTGGTTATCGGGCTTCTTGCTGCCGCTGACGTGTCCGGCTGTGTAGCTATCGGGTTGGAGGCGACCGCTTCCGCGTCGGACGGTATCGCCATCGGAGACGGTGCGTCTGCGACCGCGATAGCGGGTGTCGCGGTCGGCACGGGGGCCACGGCCCCCGACACGGCTGTAGCGATCGGCGCTAATGCGGGGCTGAACGGTATGGCGCTGTCCGCTATCGCTATCGGCGTGTTCTCCGGTGCCGGTAGCGAGGACGCGATAGCGATCGGGGACGGTGCGGTCGTTCACGCCGCGTCGGATTTCGGTATCGCGATCGGTGCGGGGGCGCATGCGACTGGCACCGATTCGGTGGCGGTCGGCGCGTCCGTCACAGCCGCAGCAGCTAACGCGTTTGTGTTGGGGAAGTCGACGCACAACGTGAGCATCCCTGGTCATGTGGGGTTCCACGGTCACGCCCCGGTGGCGCAGTCAGCTACCCCGGTGACGCTCGCCGACGTGATCGCCGTGCTACAGGCCCACGGGTTGTGCGCTTAGGCGTCGGCTCGGCGTACCGGGTCGGGGTGCAGCTCGTCAGCCTTGCAGCCGAGCATCCCCGCGACGGCGTCCCGCAACTCCCGCCCGTAGTCGCTGGGCTGAGTGGCCGCGATCTGCTCGACCTCGGTGATTGGTGTCAGTTGTGCAGTCATCGCCTATCCCTCCCGATATGGCTTCCGCGCACCGTACGCCCCAATCGGGGCAAGATCAAGACTCAGCGGGCGAGTAGCGCGAGCAGCCCGTAGGTGCCCGCGAACGCCACGACCCAGGCGCTTCCCGCACCCACCCAGCCGATCAACTTCGTCATGCCGCAGAACGTACGCCTCGCCACCTTGACAGTCCATATGTCCCAGTAGGTCTGGCACAGAATCACTGCAACTGGCCCAGTACGACTGTGCCAGTGCTGCTGTGAACGTTGCGAACCGCCCAAACCCCACCGGAAGGCCGCCATGCCATGACCGAACCCCCGCAGCCCCAGTCGGTCCTCGCGACCATCACAGGCAAAGACCTCCTCGACAAGCTCGAAGCCCTCACCACGGCCATGCAGGCAATCGCAGTCACCATCGACCCGCTGCCGAAGATGGTCGCCGACCACGAGACGCGGCTACGTGCCGTCGAGCGGCGCCTATGGATGGCGTGCGGCGGATCGGTGATCGTGTCCGGGCTGGTGTCCGTGTGGGCGTCCGGGGGGTTCCACCAGTGACGATCCTCGACGGCCTCACCCCAGCCCAGCGTGACCATGCCCGCGTCATGGTCCAGACGGTCAGCTCGCAGGGCTTCCCGCAGCGCGCCGCAGTGATCGTCATGGAAACCGCGCTCGTCGAATCCGGCATCAAGATCTACGCCAACAGCAACGTCCCCGAATCCCTCGCGATCCCGCACGAGGCGGTCGGGTCCGACCATCGCAGCGTCGGCATCCTCCAACAGCAAGTCCCCTACTGGGGCACCGCGGCGGACTGCATGGACCCCGCCACCGCCACGGTCAAATTCCTGTTCGGCGGGTCCGGTGGATCGGCCGGCTTGAAGGACTTCGACTGGCAGCACATGACCACCGGCCAAGCCGCGCAGGCCGTCCAGGTGTCCGCGTTCCCCGACCGCTACCAGCAGCAGGAACAGACCGCGACGCAGCTCGTCGGCGCGCTCTGGCCCGCCAGCCACACCCCGGACGCCGGGACCGTCAGGCCACTCACCCCGACCACCGCACCTACGGAGGACGAAGACATGTACACCCTCTACCAAATCCCGGTGGGCCACCCCAACGCCGGCCGCCAGTACGCGGTGCGGGAAGGGTCGCTGCCGATCTGGCTGTCGCCACGCGACAAGACCGCGTTCAGCCGATTCCGCTGGTTCAAGAACGACCCGGATAAGCCGTACGTGATCCTCCAAGCCCAAATCGATGACCTCATCGTCGCAGTCAAGAAGGGTGCTCTCTGATGTCCACTCCCAACACTCGGTTCGACGCTGCACTCCGCATCGTCGAGGACACTGTTCTCGTCGCTGGCGCGGCGGTCGGCGCGTGGCTCACCTCGCACAACGTCAACGACGTGATGACTGCCGTCGTCGCTGTCCCTGTGGTCCGGTCCGGTGTGGCTGCCACGTTGACGAAGGGCCGCGTGTCCGGGCTGGCGCTCGCGGTGAAGCTGGCTTGGCAGGCGCTCAACGCGCAAACCGCGACGGCTGAGCCGGTGAATGTCGATCCGTCGCTCGGCGATCCGGTGTTCGCCCCAGATGCGCCCGAGGCGGCCGATCCTGCCCTACCTGTGGCATAGGCGAATCCCGGCCGAGCCGTCATAACGTAGCGACTTGACCTTTCCGCCCGAAACGATCAAACTCGACCGGTCGGGGGAACCCACCGACGTAAGCCGTCCCGGGACGCCCCCCGCGTAGGGACGCAAGACCGCCCCACTTGGCATGAGCCGCTGGCTCATGCCAAGTGGGGCGGTTCTTTGCGTTCGCCATCAGTGCGTGTACGGTGCCCATGCGTTGATCATCGACACCACCCCTCGCTCAGCGGTCGACCAACCTCCCGATGCCTTCTCGCATGCCAGTTCATCGGACGGCCCGGCGCCGCCGTTGACGCACACCTTCCGGTAGGCGCTGTCTGCTGCCGCCATGGCGTCCGTCGCGTCTGCGGTGCGCACGACTAGGCTTGCTATCTCGATCGGCGGGGGTCCGAGCTCGGTCAGCCCGCGCTTCACGTAGACGGCAAACGTCTCGATGGTGACGGCGACGGTGAACCGCCGACTGGTGCACGTCGGGGAGTTGGCTACGTCATCGATGACGGGGCACCCCGCGCGACTGGCATGAGCCGCCATGACGGGCGTGGAGCGTTCGGCGATGAGGCTGGCCCACTGCGCGACGGTAGGCCCGGTGGGGCTTGGTGCGGTCGAGTACGTGGAGCTGGCGGGTGTGCTCGGTTGTACGGGCGAGCCGCTGGTGGTCGCCGTGCCCGCCGTACATGCGGCGAGCAGCATCCCGGCCGCCGTCAAAGCTGCTACCCGCCACATGTGCCCTCCCGATCTTCACGGGTGAGGGTAGGGGGCAACAGGCAGGAACGTCTACGGGTGCCTGAACTTTGCCGACTTCACTACCGTTACACACACAAAGGGGAGGAATCTGGCAAGTAGTGGAGACCGGAGGCGGAAGAGATGAGACAAGAACAGCGGATGTGGGCCAGCCTCGCCGTACGAATCAAGATGAACGACATGCGGTTGACCGTGCCTGTGCTCGCGAAGATGGCGGGCGTGGACGAGACCACCATCCGCGCGCTACTCGCCGGCAGCCGGTGGCCCCGTAGCGAGACGCGGGACAGGATCACCGACGCCCTGGGTTGGCCTGTGGGGGAGCTGGAGCGCCGCGCCTCAGTACGGCCCGACCTACTCGCGTTCACGACGCTGGAGCTGCTCAGGGAGCTGTACCGGCGCGAGCAGGCCGCTTCACCCGATGCGGGGACTTCCGGGGATACGCCTCAGTAGCCTTGATCTTTCAAGGTGCCTAACGGACAGTTCACACCATGATGACCGGTGGGGGACTCCTCAGCAGCGAGGAGACGGCAGCACTGTTGGGCGTGGCTTTGGCCACGCTAGTGGCATGGAGGGCGGTGACCTCTCGCGGGGGTCCACCCTTCGTGCGGATGGGCGGGCGGGACGTGTACGACCCGCAGGCTGTAGCGGAATGGCGGTCCCGTAGCACCGCCCGCAATGTCCACATCTATCCCCGCCCCCTCAGGGGGCAGATACCGCCCCCCGGGTCCATTCCAGTCCCCCCGGGTCTTCATGGAGGCCAGGAAATACGGGACGCGTCATAGGTTACAAGGGTTGTCGCGCGGGTTCGATTCCCGCCACCTCCACCCCTGCGGCCCCCGAAATCTGGGGGCCGTAGTCATGTAGAATAATCTCAGGGAGCGACCAGGGAGCGAATCGGCGCCGCAATCGGAGAATCATGGCCTACATCGAGCATCGACAGCAGGGCGGCAACGAGTCGTGGCGGGTGTGCTGGCGGGAGACCGGGAGGAAGCAGCAGCAGACGTTCTATGACGCCGAGGTGGCCGAGAACTTCCGTCTCTTCGTCGAGGGCTCTGGCAACCGTTGGCCGCGCGGCTGGATACGCGGCAAAGGCTGGGCGGACGACCAGGACTCCCACGCCCCGCTGTTCCGCGACTGGGCAGAGGAAGCCATCACCGCCCGCCGCCGCGCCTCCGACCGCACCAAGGCCGACTACCGCCGCGACCTCACCAAACACGTCTACCCCCACGTAGGGGACGTGCCAGTCGACCTCATCACCGACAAGCACGTGTCGAAGTGGGTTGACGCCCTCGTGGCGTCCGGGCTCGCCGCGAAGACGATCAGCAACATTCAGGGCATGGTGTCATCGATCATCGACGACGCCCGCACACACCGCCCGCCGCTGGTCGATCACAACGTGTTCGCGTCCTGCCTCGACAACCTCCCCGGCGTCCGCACTGAGGAGATGGTGTTCCTCACGCCGGCAGAGTTCGACACGGTTCTCGCCGCGATTCCCGACTGGTACCGGCCGCTCGCGCAACTGCTGTTCGGGACGGGGCTGCGGTTCGGTGAGGCGACCGCGCTGCGGGTGCGGGATCTGGACCTACTCGGCACCCGGCCGACACTGACCGTGGTGCGGGCGTGGAAGCGGCAGCCGGATCAGACGTACAAGACGGGGGAGCCGAAGACGCGCCGCTCGAGGCGCACGATCAGCCTCTCCCCGCAACTCGTCGACATCCTCCTGCCCCTCGCCGCGGGGAAGCGCGGGACGGAGCTCGTTATCACGTCGGCGAACGGGCATCAGATGCTCGGCGCGACGTTCCATGACGTCGCGTGGGCGCCGGCCGTAGCCCGCGCCCGGGTGTGTGACATGCATTTCGCGGAGCAGGTAGCGGCGAAGACGGTGAAGCGGCGCAAGCCGCAACCCTGCACCTGTCCCGGGGTGCTGGACAAGAAACCCCGCGTCCACGACCTCAGGCACTCCCACGCGTCGTGGCTGATCTCCGAGGGGCATCCGCTGCTGGCCGTGTCCCGCCGCCTCGGCCACGCATCGATCACCACCACGGCGGACAGGTACGGGCACCTCATGCCAGACCTAGACGACGCGATCAACGCATCGATCGACCGCGCACTGACCCGGCACTGACTTGGTGGGGCGCGACTGTAGCCGCGCGGGTCGACGCTCACGGCTTGCCCCGGCGCCTGCGTAGCTCGGCGGGGGAGATCGTCTCGTAGACCGTCGCGTTGCCCTCGGCCCGCGACGTCGTGGTGACCGCGCCCGTCTCGTTCTGCAACGTGTAGGCCAGCGCCACGTACCGGTTGCGGACCTCCTCGAGCAGCTCCTCCGTGGAGTATTCGTCTAGGGGGAGTTCCTCGTCGGGTAGGGCGCCGATCGACTTCCCGGGCCGCTTCGTCTCCGGTGCCAGATCGGCGGACGGGTCGGTCAGGATGACGTCGCAGTACCCGGGCGGCCAGTGGAGCAGCTCCTCTATGTCGCGGAGCGTGTTGCGGCCGATCGGTTCGCCGCGCTCGAGGCCGAGCAGGGTTCGCGTGGAGCGGCCGACGAGAAGCGCCCACTCCTTCATGTCGCGGTGCCCGGCCCTTCGGCGTGCTGCTAGGACGGCGGCACCGAGCCGTTCCCAGTCGCCTGCGTTGTGCTTGTCGGTTGCCATAGATAAGAGGGTGCAGGAAGAACTCGGAAGAGTCTAGCGGGGGCTAGAAGAATTCATACCGTTTGATGAGGAACTACAGCCGTGTAACTACGGGGCTGTAGTGAGTGTTTCCGGGGGGAAGACTCTTCCGCGTGTCTCTTCCGGGTTCCTCTTGACCTTTCCCGAATTATCTTCTACTTTCTTCCTATGACCCAGAAGCTGACCCGGCACAACGGGGCAACGATTCGCGCCTTCCGCATCAAAGCGGGCCTGAAAACCAGCGAACTCGCCAAGGCCGCGCGGTGCTCGTACAGCCAGCTCGATAACATCGAGAACGAACGCAAGGAAGCCAGCCTCGAGCTGCTGAACCGTCTCGCGACCGTCCTCGACGTTCAGGTCAAGGCCCTGGTCCGTGACCCCGCATACGTCACCGGCGTTGCGGCGTGACCACCTACGACTACAAGTCGGCTGCGGTGGCGCTGGGCGTGTCTGAGGCGTGGCTCCGCGACCGCACCCCCTCCTCACTGCCTCACCTCAAGTTCGGTGGCCGTGGCGGGCGGGTCGTGTTCACCGACGAGCACCTCGCGGAGATCCGCGCCATGTTCACCGTCCGACCAGCCGGGGCGCCCGTGACGCGCGCCGACATGAAGCCCGCCTCGAGGCGGAAGTCATGACCCCCGACGTAGCGCAGCGCCTCGCTGCTGGTGCAGCCGCAGCGGAGAACGGCTGCCTCATCTGGAAGCGGTCACTGAACTCGCGGGGCTACGGCCTCATCAGCGTCAACGGCAAGGCCCTCCTCGCCCACCGTGTCGCCTACGAACTCCACATAGGCCCGATCGGTGAAGACCTCACCATCGACCACCTCTGCCGCGTCAAGGCGTGCGTGAACCCGGCGCACCTCGAGGTAGTCAGCCGATCGGAGAACTCGCGCCGCGGCAGCCCCACGACGGGGGCCACGCACTGCAAGCGCGGGCACGAACTGGCCGGCGCGAACCTGATCGTGAAGAAGCGGGGCAACCGTCCGCCGTGCCGTAATTGTCGGACGTGCCGCGACGAGGCCGCGCTTGAGCGTCGCATCGCCGCGCTGGTCGATCGGCGTGCGTCGTGACCGCCGCACTCAGCCCAGAGGCCCGCGAGCGCAGGCAGGCGGCAGCGCGCGCCTACTACGCCCGCGCAATCAGCACAGGGCGCGGCAAGACGCATCAGCCGCGAGGCACGGAGATGTGGGCTTGGCCCGTCTGCCCCGATCACGTCGGCGCGTTCACCGCCGCCCGCACCGTTGACGGCACGGCGTGGCACTACTGCGACGGCATCGGCTGGCACGCGCTGGGCGGTGCGTCGTGACCGTCCTGTCGTTGCTGTTTCTCGCCGGGTCCTGGTGGCTACCCGAACTACTCCCCACCCCCCAACAGAAAGGCAGCAAGCGATGAAGTGGTCTGACATTAAGGCGATGCCGAGCGGCCCGACGCCGCAGCCGTGCTGCCACGCGAAGGACTGCAAGGACGACTTCGGCCACGACGATGGCGTTCACGTCGTCGCTCGCCGCGCCCCGCGCTACATGCGATCCGGCCGGCCCGCCCGGATCGTCTCGTCGCTGCCGAGTGTCAGCGGTGGCCGGATCAAGGACATGCGCCGCCGCAACGCACGCAAGGAGTTCATCGACACGTTCGCGGGCTACACGCTCGGTCAGGCTGACGGCTGCTGGCAGGACTACGACTCCGTAGGTGTCCCCACCGGCATGACGACCATCTCGGAGACGCATGAGCCGGGGTCGCACTTCGAGTTGGCGCCGCGATGAGCAGATGGATGGGCGACGGCCACGGCAATGCGTGGGCGATCTGCGACCGCGTGAACTGCGGCATCGAACTGGTCCGCCCCGGGAAGGTCCAGTGCTGGTGCGACGAGAGCAGCGGCCCGTTCTTCCTTGCTGCTGCTCCCTCTGTCTCCGGTTCCGCTCCCGTGCATGGGCCAGGAGCGGAACCGGTTTCCAGCGAGACGCAGCGATGAACGGGCGGGTTAGACGGGCACTACGCCGCATTGCCTACTTCATCGCTGGGCTCGATCGGTGGGGCTTCCCGAAGGATCGGTGGCAGCGGTGAGCGGCTGGTTTGAGACCGCGGATCAGCGGGAGCGCGTGGCGAAGCTCGGGGTGTTCGCCGTGGTCGTCGTGTTCGGCGGCATCGGGTCGCTCGTCACTGGTGACAAGGGATGGGTGCTGGCCGCGCTCGGCGCCGTCGCGCTGGCGGGGGTAGTCATCTACGCCCTCGATCGCGTCTGCGACTGGATCAGTGAGGGCCGGTGAGCCCGCGCCGCGTGTTTTCTCGTGTCGCTGATGCGGTGTGGGTCTGGGGTTTGCGGGAGTTCTTCGCGATCCTCGACCGGGCATCGAAATGAGCAGCGAGCTGACCGAGTACGGGTTCACGTTCGGTGCCGCCGAAGTGACGCGCATGGCGTCCATCCCTGAGCGCGGCGTGTGCATCCGTATCGCCACTGCGACAGGCAAGCACATCGACGTGTACGTGTCGGCCGCTGGCCGTTCGCTGCGCGTGTTCAGCGACGGCGAATGGACCAAGCCATGACCCGCTGTCTGGAGTGTGAGGCGCCGATTACGGGCGTCCCGGTTGTGTCTCTGGATCAGGTGGGGTGGCTCGGCTACGAACGCGCCGACAAGTGGTGCGGCACGGATTGCCGGGATACCGCGGGGGAGAGCCGGGAGCAGCAGCTCCACGGCTGAACAACAACAAAGGAGAACGCAACATGACCGACGCAACGATCAAGGATGTCGCCGACTACTTCAAGACCGGCGAGGCGAGCCGCGACACCCTCTCGCAGTTCGCGAAGGAGTGGAAAGAGCTCAGCGAGGCGAGCAAGGCGCAGATCCGTACGGGTGTGGGCGACGAGTCGCTGACGTACTGACGCACCGCCACCACAAAGCGAACGCGTCTCGCCACCCGGTCAAGGCCAACGAGACGCGTCCGAAAAAACCTCTACAGAAGGAGAGTACGTGAAGGGCAAGAAGATCGAGCCAGAGAAGCCACCAGCGCGGCTGACGGTAACCGAGCAGGTCAGCCTGGACTTGGAGCCTCGGGTTTCCGCATTCGGCAGCGTCATCTATCACCAGACCGCGACGAACGACGACCTGTTGCGGTTCGTCCGAGCGGTGGACCGGAAGTTCGGCCCCGCCCACCCCATCACGATCCATGACGGCCGCCTCTCCGCGACGCGCACAGATGAGGTGTCGGCATGAGCGGCACGCCGATCCACGACGAGGTGGTACGCGACCTCACCCGGAAGCACCTGATCCGCTTCAACAAGCGCGGCTGGCGCTGCACCTGCGGCGAGTGGCTGCACACCCGCATGGCGCCGTACTCGCGGCAGACGGCCGAATCCCACGCGTTCAACGTGAGCGGCAGCATCGAACTTGCTGGGTCGGTGTCCCGGTGAGCATCGACCAGCTTGCCGAGGTGGACGCAGCCTACTTCGCCCGACGTGACGCCAACGTCATCGCCGAGCTCGGCCGGGAGTTGGAGATATCCCGTGCGCGGGGAGCCCGCACCGACCGGCTTGAGGCGCACCTCACCCAACTACAGGCAGGAACCCGATGAGCGCCGTGGCGATGACCCTCAAACACAACGGCATCGTCTATGACGCGGAGATCTCCGTTGTGGAGCGCACGCGGCTGGGCATGGAGGACCACGGCATCTGTACCGCCGTGATCGACTTCGCCAGCCTCAACGGCGGGTGGCACCAGTCGAACGCCGCACGCGGGCTCGACACGTACGACAAGGCAACAGATCGCCGAGTCGGGACCGCGTTCGGCATGGACCACATCATGACCATCGCCGCGACGTTCGGCCTGCCCCAGTGGGAGGACATCAAGGGGCAGCGGTGCCTCGTCCTACGCCGCAAGTCGTACGGGATGATCGAGGGCTTCGCCGACCTCAGCGGCGAGCGCGTCATGATCTTCGCCGATCACGCCGCCGCGTGGTTCCCAGGCGAGGTGTCCTCGTGACGGGGCTGCCGGGGTTCCTGAACCACGACACACCCCTAAACCGCGCCCTGCTGTGCGTGGCATGGCACCGCACGGATCCGTTCGGTGACGCGTTCGACGGGCTCGCCGGAGACATCGCCGAACTCGCCGGGCTCGACCGCGACGTTGTGGTACGCGGCCTCGCCGATGTGGCGGACGAGCTCGGTGATTGGGGCAAGTGCTGCCCCGGCTGCGACGACGTGATCGCAGCTCGCGCACTGCCCGCCGTTGCCCGGCTGATTGACGCTGCCCACCCGAAACTGGCGGTAGGCGCATGAGCCGCGAAGTGCGGCGAGTGCCGCTGGAGTGGAAGCACCCCACCGAATACAACCCGTACTGGCTCTCGCAGTCGCGGCCGTTCCTCGGCAAAGTTCGGCCACCGTCACGGTTGCATGATCCGCGCGAGCGGTTCGTTGGACTGTGCGGCGACTACCCCGCCGCCTATGAGGGGTGGGAGACCGAGCTTCGCGAGATGAAGGCCCGCGAGGGTCACGGCTGGACGTTCGCCGTCGAGTATCACCTGACGGGCTACAAGGGCCGCAACGACGACGAGCCGACGTCCCACCCGTACTACACCTACGGCCCGGACGGCGAGACCGAGATCGAGACGGTGGTGCGCGACGAGGACCACCTGTACGAGCTTGAGGTTGCCAAGGTCGAAGCGGAGAAGCCGGACCCCGCCGACTACATGCCCGTCTTCGGCGTGCCAGAGGCCGAGTTGGGCTGGTGCCTGTACGAGACGGTCAGCGAGGGCACACCGACTACGCCCGTTTTCGCCACTGCCGAGGAACTGATCGAACACCTCGCCACTGTCGGCCAGGACTACGAGCAGGTTCCGATGCGCCGCGCTGCCGCTGAGGCACTGGTGGGTCAGGGCCATTCGTTCGGGTCGATGGTCGCGGTCGGCGGCAGGCTTTACAACTCGTCCGATGACGCCGACCTGATCGGCCCCGCGCTCTCAGGCGGTTCGTCGTGATCGGCCGCGTCGTTTACGCCGTACTGGACCTCGCCCTACTCGCCCTCATCACCCTCGCCGCGTTCCTGCTGCGCGCACCACGGATCGACGCCGCGATGGCCGACATCCCCACCGACGACTGGGACCAGCACTGCGACCAGGCGTGCCAGCTCGGCAACGAAACCCCGGATGTGCCGCTGTTCGACCTCACCCCTACAGACCGTCTCGACTTCCTCCTATGGCGCAAGGAGCTACAAACATGACAGAGCCAACCGGGGTGCGCCGCATCGACCGTGGACGCGGCCACTCCTACCAAATCGACGGACGCAAAGCGGACGGCGTAACCACCCTCATCGGCGACGGGATGCCGAAACCCGCACTCGTCGGATGGGCCGCGAACACCACCGCCGCCTACGCCGTAGACCACTGGGACGAGCTGGCCGACGTGCCGCTGTCTAAGCGGCTGGACACGTTGAAGCGCGCCCGCTACCTGGACCTCGACACCGCGTCGAAGCGCGGCACGGAGGTTCACAAGCTCGCCGAGAAACTGTCCCACGGCGAGGAGATCGACGTACCCGACGAGTTGGCCGGGCACGTCGAATCTGCGGTGAAGTTCCTCGACGACTGGCGCCCCGAAGTGGTAATGACGGAAGCCGTCGTCGCGTCCCGCAAGTGGGGTTACGCCGGGACGTTCGATCTCCTGATGAAACTCCCCGATGGGCGGACGGTGCTCGCCGACTACAAGACGAGCCGCTCCGGTATCTGGGGTGAGACGGCGTTGCAGCTCGGCGCCTACGCGAACGCCGACGTGTACCTCGACGCGGACGGCGTGGAGCACCCGATCACCGATCTGGGCATCGACGCCGGTATGGCCGTGTGGATACGCGCAGACGGGTACGACGTGTACGAGGTTGACCTTGCCGAAGGGTTCCGCATCTTCCAGCACGTCGCGTGGGTCGCCCGCCAAGCCAAGGGCATGAAAGAGCGGCTCGTCAGCGAAGCACTCACGATGGGGGCCGTCGCATGAGTACCGACCTCGTAGGCCCACTGCCGACAATCACGTTTCACGGCGGTCCCCGCGCAATTCGAGAGCCGGGCAATCTGCCGAAGACCGTGTACCTGCCGCCGAAGAACACAATGGACCCGCGCTTTCTGGCCTGCACCTATCACCACCCAGCCTGCGATTGCCGCGAGGCCGAGATGGCGGAAAACCTAGCCGAATGGCGCCACGAGTACCAGGCACTCAAGGCCATTGTCCTGCGCCACGCCGAAGGCCACCGCATAGACGCGGACTGGACCTATCGACAGGTGTTTGACCGCTGGGAGAACGGCGTCCAGGTCTGGCGCTACGAGCGGGACGACCAAGCCCTTTGCTCCTGTGTCGCCTGCCAGATCGCACGAGAGGCGTACATCTCATGACGGAACTCGCCGTGGTCGAAGCTGAACCAACCGGGGGGTCTTCGCTGGCCGTGTGGGCGGACTCCGCTCGCCGGGCCGCGTCCGTCGCTGTCAGCCTCGCCAAGACCCCATTCGTGCCGCAGTCGCTACGCGGGCAGACACCGGAGATCACCGCCGCGAACATCACCGCCGCCATCCTCACCGGGCAGGAAGTCGGCCTCGAGCCGATGGCCGCGCTCCGCTCCATCGACGTCATCCAAGGAACCCCCGCGATGCGGGCCGTGGCGTTGCGCGCCCTCGTCCAATCTGCGGGGCACCGGGTCACCCTCGAGGAAGCTACCGACACCCGCGCCATCGTGTCCGGTTGCCGACGCGGCGAGGACCGGGAACAGCGGTCGGTGTGGACGATGGACCGGGCGAAGGCGCTCGGCTTGTCGGGTAAGGACAACTGGCGGAAGCAGCCGCAAGCCATGCTCGTGGCGCGCGCTACTGCGGAGTTGTGCCGGCTGGTTGCCGCTGACGTGATCCTCGGCGTGCCGTACGCCGTTGAGGAGTTGGAAGACGGCAACGGTGAACCGACCGCGGCGACTGAGGCGAAGCAGACGCGGCGTACGGCGCGGCGCGCAACCGTGGCGCCGTTCGACGGCCCTGAGCCTGTCGTTGAGCCGCCTGCCGCGATCGAGGCACCCGCAGTAGAGGAAGCGGCGCCTGCCGCTGAGCCTGACGTTGACGGGTCGCTGTGGCCTGAGCCTGCCGTGCCCGGTGGCGAGTGATGAGGAGCCTCGCCGAGATAGAGGCGGACCTTGCCCGGCTCGAGTTCCTCCGCATGAACCCGTGCAACGTCTCGGGTGAGCGGTACGGGCGGATCGCTGGCCGTCTCGCCGGGGATGTGCCGGATCTGCTGGGGCATATCGAGGTTCAGGCCGCAGCTCAGCAGGCGTACCGGGACCACGTACGCGGCAAGCAGGTAACAGCATGAGCGGGTTCGCGGGTTTCGATCGGGCGCAGGCCGCGTATGACCCGATGCTGCCCCGTGAACCCACCGCGGCGGAAGAAGCAGCAGCGGAACTGGCAGCCGAGATTGAGGACGAGTACGGCGAGCCGGTTGAGCCTGACTGCGAGTTGTGCGGCAACCAGGCTGTCTGCCCCGAATGCGTCGGCACATGAAGCGCTCGCCGATGAAGCGGGGCTCCTCGTTGTTGCGGCGTACCCCGATGCCCCAACCCACCCAGCCGATACGACCACAGTCGAAACGGCGGCAGGCGCAGCGACGGGTGCGGGCTGCTGCTGAACGTGTGCTCGGGCGTGAAGGGACGCAGGGCGTGTGCGCGAAGTGCGGCCTGTACGGCTACGTCAACGGCCACGAACGCCTAGCCAGATCACAGGGCGGCGACCCGACCAACCCCGACTGCCTCCTATGCCCCCCGTGTAACGGCTGGGCCGAAGACCATCCGCGTGAAGCGGCCGAACAGGGCTGGAAGATCAGCCGGAAATGGGACGCAGCATGAGCGACTGGTACGACGAGAATGACGAGCCGCTCGGGCGATGGGAAGCCTGCGACGAGGCCGAGTACGTGCGCATCTACGGCGAACTGTTCGCATCGAACACGGCTTCGGTGTTCGCCTCGCTCACGGAGGTTGGCCGTGCGCATGGCGACTGGTCCGACCGGACCTACACCGACCGGACCATCTACACCGAGTGGGGCCGTAAGGGTGACGCCGCACCGCTGGTCCGCTGCGAGGACCGCTGGGACGCCTGGGGCACCCGCACACACACCCACGACAAGTACGTCCCTCTTGCTGAGTCTGAGGGCTGGTCACTGAGCCAATACGGAGGAACCCGATGACCGAGTTGCACCGGATCGAATGGACCATGCAGCCCGACTCCCTATGGGCGAGGTTCGTCTGTACCGGAGACGCTGACGCCGAATGCCACATCTACTGCCGGGAGGGCTGCGAACAAGCGTGCGACCACGACAAGAAGTCGAGCGTGTCGTGTGGTCTCGTCCCGTGGTTCGACGACGACCCGGCGCAGACCTACTACAACGGGCCGGACACCACGCCGCATGACGGACCGATCGTGCCCGAGTGGACTGGCGACGGCTACACATGGTCGTACGCAGCGTCGGGTGAGCCAGCGTGAGCGCGGCGAAGCACATCCGCCGCGACTGGCGCAGCGAAGCCCGCTGTATCGATGCCGATCCGAACCTGTTCGACGCGCCCGAGCAGGGCGAGCAGGGCGAGGCGCTACGGACCCGGCTGCTGGAAGCGGTCACGTTCTGCGCCCGCTGTCCCGTCGCCGCTGAATGCCTCGACGACGCACGCATACACGGCGACGTGGGGGTGCGCGGCGGGATCCTGTACGCCCGCACCAACCTCTCAGACGCCAAACCCGCCGAGCGTGTCGCTCCCGAGTTGAAGCCGTGCGGCACCCTCGCCGCCTACCGCCGCCACCAACGCAACGGGGAAAAGGCGTGCGGCCCCTGCTCTCTGGTGAAGCGCCTCGACGTCGCGGAACGCCGCGCAAGGAGAGCGGCATGACGACCGGCGAGCACGACCCAACCCGGCCAACCGGGCGGCAGGCATACAAGTGCGGCTGCCGATGCCCGGACTGCTCCGCCGCGCAACGCGAATACAACCGCGTATGGTCAGACGCGAACCGGGCCAAACTCAACGCGCAATCCCTCGCCCGGAAAGCCCGTGCGCGTCGCTTCGCGAAGATCCGCGAAACCGTGGAACAGCGCCTCGCCTACGGCTGGACCGTCACCCGCATCATGCGCGAGTTGGACGTGGACTACGCGACGGTGAAAACCGTCCGTGACTACATCGAAGCGATCCACGCAGGCGACGCGTGTAGCAACGCTGAGCGGCGCCGTAACACGGAACGTGCCGCATGACCCCGCGGCTGTTGGATCTGTTCTGCTGCGCCGGCGGTGCCACCCGCGGCTACCAGCGCGCCGGGTTCCACGTGACGGGGGTTGACCTCAACCCTCAGCCGAACTACTGCGGCGACGAGTTCACCCAGGGCGATGCCGTCCAGTTCGTCCGCGCGCACGGCCACGAGTTCGACGCTATTCACGCGAGCCCGCCGTGCCAGAGCTACAGCGGAATGAGCAACTGCCGCCCGGGGCTGTCTGAGGAGTATCCGCAGCTAATCGACGTGATGAGGGACGAGCTCGCCCAGATCGGCGGGCCGTGGGTGATCGAGAACGTGGACGGCTCGGGCCTCCCAACCCAGGACGACCTAATGGGCGCCTACGGCGTAGAGCTCTGCGGCGCCATGTTCGGTCTCGCTCTCTACCGTCACCGGCTGTTCGAGACCAGCTTTCCGATCCCCACCCCGCCGCATCCCCGACACCTGATCCCCGCGAGCAAGGCGGGCCACTGGGAGCCGGGAACGGTGATCTCAGTCGCCGGCAACTGCTCGCCTATCGCGGTCGCACGGCAGGCGATGGGTATCGACTGGACGAACCGCGGCGAGCTCGCCGAGTCGATCCCGCCTGCGTACACGGAGTTCATCGGTGAGCAGTTGCTTGCCCATCTCGCTGAGGCTGCCGCATGACCGCGCTATGCATGGTGGAGAACGACGCCATCTACTCGTTCATGGCGGGCGGCCGGTACTGCTCGCTACCCGAGGGGCACGACGGGCCGCACATCGCCTACAGCCGCCACAACGTGACCGGCAACGGTGCCGACGTGATCTGGCTCGGGCCGTGGGCAGACAGCCGCGAATACAGGGGCGAGCAGGCTGACCGCCTTCAAGACGAGTGGGAGCGGCGCTATGAGTGAGCGGTGGGAAGACCTGGGCGGCCAGCGCCCCGAGCATGTCGAGCCCGTCGAGCCTGTTGCCGCGCCGGTTCAGCATCGCGGTAAACCCCACCACCGCCCGTTCTGCTCAACAGCGTGCCGTGAACGTTACGGCTGGGTTGAAGACGCGAATGGCGATCCGATCCGCAAATGCGAATGCAGAGAGGCCAGCGAATGACCGCACCTAAGCGCATCCAGCTACGGCGCACGAAAGGCTGGCGCAAGCCTCCCGGCGCGATCGTCGTAGCCCGCCCGTCGAAGTGGGGCAACCCGTTCGCTGTTCGGCAGTGCTCTACCCCGCTCTGTCGCGCGGATCGGCTGGCCGTTCGCCACTGGCACGTGTACGACCCAGACGCGGGGGCGTTCGGTCTCAGTGAGCCGACGAAAAGCGTTGCAGCCGGGGTGGCGGTCGACTGGTTCCACCAAGCGATCTACGACGAGTCGGAATGGGTGCCAGAAACGGACGCCATCCGCACCGAGCTGGCTGGCCGGGATCTTGCTTGCTGGTGTCCGCTGGATCAGCCGTGCCACGCCGACGTCCTGCTCGAGCTCGCAAACCCAGAGGCGGACAACTGATGCCACCACCACCAAGGCGGGTCGGCGCATACGCAAAACTCGTCGCAACCTACGCATCCGATGATGCCGTCATCGCGGCCGGCGAGGCAGCTGAGCTGCTGTTCGTGCGCGCGCTGGCGTTCTGCGCGACCTCCGACAGCGACGGATACATCACCGACGCGCAGATAACCCGCTTCGTCGGCGCCGGAATGCGCGACGCAATCAAGCGCGCCGACAAGCTAGTGACGGTCGGACTGTGGGAAAGGTCGGACGGCGGATACGTGGTCCGGTCGTGGACCAAGCTCCATATGACCAGCAAAGAGAAGGGCCGCAAGCTTAAGGCTGACCGGGAACGCAAGCGCACGGCGCACGATTCCGAGACACCTTCCGCGCGGAATCCAGACGGAATCCAGACGGAGGGTGTTTCGGATTCCCTGTCTTTGATACACGACACGACAGAGACACAACAACGACACGACACAACAACTACAGCAGAGGGTTCTTTCGGAGGGGAACGTCCAGAAACGTTGCGGGCGGTCGACGCCACGAAACCCCCCACCTGCCAAACCCACCCAGACGGAAATTTCGACGGCCCCTGCGGCGGTTGCAAACGTGTCCGCGAATGGGGCGACAAAGGCGAAGCGCGCGCCAAAGCCGACGCGGTGAAAGCCGCGAAGGAATGCGACGACTGCGGCGGCACCGGCTGGCTCGAGGATCCGAAGACGAAGACACCTACCCGGAAATGCGACCACCGATCGACGAGGAGAACTGCGTGAGCGTCAACGATCACATTGCGCCGGGGACGTGTAACGGCTGCGACGTCGGGCGGCATTACGAGGATGCGTCGGACCGGGCGGGTTGTGTGTGCTGCCGGACGGTTGACGAGTGGGTCGAGATCCGGGCAGGGAGCGCGGCGGGTCCGACCGAGTTGGACCGCACTGAGGGTGACTTGGCTGTCGCGGTACGTGAAGCATCAACAGCACGCGCCGAGAACGAGCGGCTGCGGCTGACGGGTGAGGCAATCGAGCGGGGCAGGGAGTGGCACAGGGCGCGAGCCGACAACGCTCTCGCTGAGCGGGATGCCCTGTCAGCCGTCATCGACAAGGCCCGGGAAATCGCGGAGAGCTGGCGCAGCAAGCGGCACTGGGGGGACATCGCAGCGGATGAGATCATCGCCGTTCTCGCTGCTGGGTTGGCGGCTCCTGTAGCACCGAACGAGAACGCCTGCCACGAGTGCGGCATCGACAACCCGGTGTGGTTCGCACCGAACAAGCTGTGGAACCGCGTCATGGGCGGCCCGGACGCTACCGACGACCCGGGCGGCTTCCTGTGCCCGATCTGTTTCATCCGCCGCGCCCAGGCGTCGGGCGTCGTGCCGACCGGCTGGTTGCTCACCGAGGAGGCCGTGGCGGCTCCTGTAGGAGACCCGGAGGCCGTCGATCCGAAGAACGAGAGCCGCTACCAGTACGCGCACGGCTGGGCGTCGCCGCCTGAGCCCGTTCCGGCTCTGCGACACGTGGCCGATCCCGAACCCAACTGCCCATTCCACTGGCCCGGCGGGCACGGGGCGTTCCCGCTGGGTGGCTGTGCCTCGCAGCCACTGTTCGAGGACGCGCCGGGCAACTGGGAGCAGGGTCCGGCTCTACCCGGCGAGCCTGTAGGAGAAACCCCAGACGAGCCGGGTGTGTTCGAGACGCGCGGCGGCAAGTCGTACCTCGACTCGTTGATGATCCTGAACCCGATGCTGCTGACGCTTGACGCAATCGCGAAGGTCAAAGCCGAAGACGCGCCTGGTCCGGCTCTACCCGTCGAGGAGCAGCAGCGGTGAGTGGGTCGCCAATCAAAGTGCAGGATCTTGTCGGCGGCGACGTGATCGACATCGGCGGTCGACGGGGCACGTTCATCGGCCGAAGCGACCATCCGACGTATCGCGGGTTGCAACTCGTCGTCTGGAAGCTCGACGACGGCACGTGGTCATTCGACGCACTCTCTCCGGTGCAGCACGTCGGCGAGCTTGTCAGCGCGCGCGGCGCCGAGAACGTCGCGCGCCTGCGCTCCACCGTTTCGGGTAGCTGCGAGACACCCGGAGAGACCCGATGAGCCACGAGACGACTCGGTCTACCCGCCGCGTGGGCGAGTGTTGGGCGCGCGGCGACTGGGATCACCGCTGCACTGAGCAGGCCGGTCACCGCTATGCCCACTACGACGCGACCGAGGACGTGTCGTGGACCGACCGCGCCGAAGACCACCGCGACGGCTGTACCTGCGACGTGTGCCACCCGGACGACAAGGCGCTGCGATGACGCCGCGGACCGGCCCTGTTGGGTCGCCGGCTGACGATCACACCCCCCCGAGTGTCCCTGGTAGGGCAGATCAGCCTGGGGCAACTCAGCCCCGCGAATGGCTACTGCGCCTGCCGTACGACGCGCCACCGCTGCGAGACAACGACCGGATGCACTGGGCGAAGAAAAGCAAGATCACCCGCGAGTTGCGCCGCGACGCCCACATCTGCGCGGTGAGCCGGAAACTGCCCCGAGGGTTGCAGCGGGTCCGCATCGTGCTGCGTTGGCAGCCCGCGGTGCGCCGCAACCGCGACCAGTTCTCAGCCACGTGCACGCTCAAGCCGCTGGTCGACGGCTTAGTCGACTACGGCCTAGTCGCGGATGACGACACGGCGCATGTGGAGCTGGGTTGTGTCATCGAGCCTGTAGCCAAGCCCGCACGGGTGTGGCTTCACATCACCGACCTTGGAGCGCCCCAGTGAACGAGATCAGCGAAGCAGCGATCGACGCAGCAGAAAAGGCGGCAGCGGCGAAATGCACGCACGAGGACATCGGGGACTGCTGGCAGGAGTGCAGCGACATCCGTGCGGCTCTTGCTGCTGCGTTGCCGTTCATTGAGCGGCAGGTACGGGACAAGATCGCAGCAGAGATCGAGGCGGAGCGGCTCACGGACGACACGGGCGAGCCCGACGACGAGGCATACAACGCGGCGATCGACGAGTGCGCCCGTATCGCTCGCGGAGCCGACGACATTGGAGCGCCCCAGTGAGCAGCACCTACCGCCGCATCTGTCTGTCACACAACCCGCCGCTGGAGCTTGACGAGGAATGCGCGGCGACGGTGCCGCCAGAGCAGCCCATGGATCACCCGAACTGCAAGATCGCGCTGGGGCGGTACAGCTATCCGCTGATCGAGGTGTGGCTGCCGACCCCGTACTACGACGGGCAATCCCATGCGGGTAGGTGGTACGACACGAGTTGGATGCGCGCGTTCGCTCCGCTAGCGCGCTGGATCGCGGACGAGCGGTGACCGCCCCCGTGCCCACCGTCGAGTTCACCGCACCGTGCCCTGTCTGCGGCGGGGACTGCACCTGGCGGTCCGTCCCCACACCGTTGACCGACAAGGAAGCGTCCCCGTACGTCATCGTCTGCGGCCGCTGCTGGCGTGCGCGTGTGTGGACGGTTGCTGCGCAGACGCAACGCCACACCGCTCTCGCCGCCGCTGTCGGTGCCTGTGACATCACCTCAAGGAGAACCGCATGAGCAACGCGTGCCGCCAGTGCGCCCGCTGGTCCTTCTTCACGGGGCTGCCGCAGACTTGCCGCCGCTGCGATGCCGCCGCCAAGACGGAGGCACGCAAGGCGCAGGCCGAGAAGGAGATCTGCTGGTACCGCGAGACCGGGCACTGCGGCCATTGCGGCGATCCGGGCGTGTTCTGCACATGCACTGCGAGTGACCCTTGCGGTTGCAGCGAGCTGCACGAGATGGGTTCGGCGCGGCTACCTGACGCGCTGGAAGCGTTCATGCCGGTCGTTCGTGTTGAGCAGGGCGACCTATTTGGGGAGTCCGTGTGACCGCCAACCTGACCGAGATGCACGCCGCCCACGTGGCCCAGGTGAACGACAGGATTCGGGCGGCTGGCGTGTGCGTCCTGCACAACCCCGGCGAGGCACCCGCCGCGCGGTACGTCATGCGCGTCCCCATCGGCAACGAACTCCCACTATGCGAGGACTGCTGCGCATGGTGGCGAGCCGACGCCGCAGCCCGCCCCGACGATGCGTCGGTGCAGCCCGTCTGGATCGTGGGTGTCGCGTGACCGCCAACGAGGACCGCGAGCCAGCCACCCCACGCGACCTGTGGGACGCAGCCGACCGCTTGACGCAGCCCGGTTCGACGCGGCTGGTGCGGGACGACGGCCACACCGAACGCCACCCGTTACCGTCACTGTTCGCCCAGTTGGTGGATGCGATGGAGTCGGGCGCCGGCCAGAAAACCGGCTCGGCGTTCGGCTCCAAACCACCGTTGGACGCTGCCGCGTTGTCGTTGCTGATTGAGATCGCTGAGCATGTCCGTGACGGCTGCCTGGATCGGGGCATCAAACGGAGGCACGACACGCCGCTGGATCTGCGGCAGCTCGTGAGCGCGATCAACACTGAGGGGGACGGGCAGCGGATCGACAGGTGCGCGCGGCTGGTGCAGTCGTGGTGTGCCCGGATCGTTGCGACGATCGCGTCGGACCCGGATCGCACGTGGCGGATGCACAATGCGGCGTGCCGGGTGTGTTCGTCCACGTCGGTGCCCGTCTTCGGCGATGACGGGTCGGAGACGCGGCAGCCTGCGTTGATCGTCCACTCAGCGGACGGCCGGATCGATTCGATCGTTTGCGGGTTCTGCGGGTCGGTGCTGACTGGCCCGGACCTTACGGCGATCCTTCTCGACACCCGCAGGAACACAGACAAGATGACGGCGTGATCGTGGACGCCGGACAGATGGGGCCGGCGGCGTCGTCATGGGCGGATGAGATGAGGCAGATATGACAATGTACGTCGTTCGCGTGGTGCAGAATCGCGCACCGAGCGAGCTTAGCTACGTGGTTCCGAAGGAGCAGGTCGACGCGTTCATTAATCAGTGGCTGGAGGAGAACCCAGGCGTGATGATCCACATCGGGTCCATGCCGCTGATCGGCTACGACCCGGCGTATCCCGTCCCGGTGGAGTACAGCCCGATCCCAGTGCCTGTCACGTTCTACGCGCCGGTCAACACTGGCCCTGCGGCCTACCCCGTGTCGCCCGGTGAGCCCGAGCAGGAGCGGTGCGGCTGCGATCAGGCTCTACCCGTCGAGCCTGTAGGAGAAACCCCAGACGAGCGCCGACAGGCGACGTGCGCGAACTGCTCCGAGCCGATCTTCCGCACATGGACGCACCGCGCATCGTCGAACGCCTGCCACTCGCCCACGCCGTGCGACCCAGACGAGCCGCTGTGCGAGCACGGAAGGCCGGGAGCGCACTTCCACGGCCATCCGGTAGTCGGTTCATACCGCCACTGCGACGGTCCGGCTCTACCCATGACAGCGGAAACTGCGGTATTACCCGAATCCGCCGCTGTGACCGGCTGCGACGCGGACGACATTCTGAGGGCAGCTCTCCAGATTCGCCTTGACGAGTCCGACGCGGTATGGGCGCTCGATGTTGTGCGCCGACTCGAACTAGATGCGACCCGGAAAGAGTGCGCCGACTTGCGCGCACTGCTGCGCTCCACAGAGCAGGACGTGAAGTGGCATGGCTAAGACCGAATGGGAAACCGCGACACTGCCGCTCGCGCCCGTCCGCCCGGTGAGTGTTCACCGGGCGTGGTGCGTCGAACGGGGGCACCCCGGAACGACCTACAACCCGTTGATGGATCGCACATGGTGCGCCTGCGGGGAAGTCATCACGGACGGCGACACCGCGACACACGCGCTGTGCTGCGGAAGGGGGGTTTGATGTTGAAGCGACTGCGCCGCTTCCTTCCGCCGTATCGGATGATACGGCCGAAGACTCGGGCGTACGCCACCATCACCACCATCGAGGGCAAGCGGACCCCGCACGCACCGAAGCCGCCCGACGATGCCTAGCTGGTCTGCCGCATTGTCGGTCACTGCTTGTCCGGGATGCCGTTCCGGAGGCGCGACTACTGCATCCGCTGCGGGCACACGCAGGCGCGACGCTAGGCACGACACGCCGACCGTTTGACATTCGATCACTGATGCGCCCAAAATGAGGGCGTCCGATGCTCCATGCCCGGACCACGAAGCCGCTCCCCTCGTCGGGGCGCGGCTTTTCTCATGCCAGCCCGCACACAACCCTTTCGCCGCTGCGAGCGGCCCATGGCGGGCTCCAACGTCATCCCGCACCGTTCCAACTGTCCGGCGCACCCACTGAATGGCGCGGACGTAACGGGCGGGATGCATATTCCGGTATGCGCCCCCTCGATCGGGTTGCATATTCCGATATGCGTCCTCCGGTCGCGCATCCGGGGAATGCTGGCGGCTACGGCTTCCAGTCGGGCGGCATGAACCGCTGTGCGTAGGCGAGCATGGTCCGCATCGTGTCCGCCTTCGTCGCCTTCCTCCATGCGGCCAGCTTCTCGATAGCGGCTTTCCCGGACCGGGCGAGGTAGAACGACACCATCACCCGATCACGGTTCGGCCTAGGCATTGCGCCGACGTCGAACCAAGCGCCGCAGGCGAGGCGTCCGTGACATGAGGTTCGGTACCTGCGGGGGCTCGGTGGCAGCGAACAACGGGTGCACCGTCCGGAAGTGGTGGTCGGTGAACAGTTCGACACCCGTTCGTGAGGTATCGCTGGCCGTGGTGCTGCAACGGTTGCACGCGAACGTGTAGAGCCCGGCGGTCATCACGCCGCACGCTCCAAACGGTTGAGCGCGTTGTACGCCTCCATGGCGTTCTGCAACGCGGCCAGCGACCCGAACCGCTCGACGCCCTCGGTGAAGACGGTCTCGATGTTGGCGAAGAACTCGGCCTGCTGCTCGTCGGTGACGGTGGTTGTGGTGTAGCTGCGGCCATCGCTACTGATCGCCGTGTAGGTCTCTGTCATGGCTGAAACATATATCGGTTACAGCGATACGTCAATACGTTTCCCGAACTTCCTAGCGCCTCCCCTGGCGCGCACCCTGTAGGGCGGTGCAAGTGTCCCGTTTCGCAGAAGCAGACCAAGCCGTCACAGCAGCCAACCCCCCGGCGCAGTGCACGCTCTGCCGCATCCTCGCCGACCCCGATGTCCCCAAAGCCGACCGCGACGAGCTGCGCCAACTCCTCGCCATTCGGAGCGCGCCGCACATGTCACGGGTGCTGAAAGAGGCGCTAGACGTGACGCTGGGGAAGTCAGCGATCAACAGCCACACCGCGAACCATGGCTAGGTTCGCGGACGCAGACAAGCGGATCACGTCCGCCGCCACCGCCCGCGTACTGATCCTCGACATTGAACGTCTCCCCGGCATGGTGCCGATCTTCGACCAGCGCACCTCCGGCTACATCCCCGTCTACAAGTGGACGCGCCTGCCGTCGCTGCTGTGTTTCGCGGCGAAGTGGTACGGGAAGCGGAAGCCGATCGAGTTCCTGTCCGCGTGGGACGACCCGGAGCTGATGGTTCGCCGGGCGTGGGAGCTGTACGACGAGGCCGACATCGTGGTCGGCTACAACCAGATCCGTTTCGACAACCGGCACCTCAAATCAGAGTGGCTGATGGCCGGGCTACCGCCGCCGTCGCCGTGGAAGAACGTCGACCTGTTCGCGGTGAACCGGTCGACGTTCGGGTTCGAGTCGAAGTCGCTGCAACACCTGTGCGACAGGCTCGGACTGCCCGGCAAGTCCGGCCACTACGACCCGGCGACGGCTGAACGGTGCATGGCTGGCGACGTGACAGCGCAACGCCTCATGACCCGCTACAACCGCGGAGATGTCCGTATCACCGAAGCTGCCTACGATGCGCTGCGGCCGTGGATCACGAACCACCCCCACATGTCGACGCTGAACACGGTCACGTGCAACCGGTGCGCCTCCGCTGATCTGACACCGCAGCCGAAGAACTACCGCGCCAACGTCCTCGAGTACGCGGCGTACAGGTGCAACAACTGCGGCGCGACTGTCGCTGCCGGCCACGTCCGACGTGTCGCACGCACGAGGGGGGTCAAGGACCAGTGAGGATCTACGTAGCTGGTCCGATGACGGGCCGCGAGGATTTCAACTTCCCGGCGTTCTTCAAGACGTCGGCGCTGCTGCGGATGCTCGGTCACGAGGTGGAGAACCCCGCCGAGAACGACGGCGCGACACTCGGTGAAGCGGTCATGGCCGCGCACGCCAACGAGAACGTCCTGTCTTGGGCTGACTACATGCGGCGTGACCTTCGTCGCCTCTCGACGTGTGACGCGCTGTGCGTGCTGCCCGAATGGCAGAGTTCGCGCGGCGCCACCCTTGAGGTGGATATCGCGTCCCGGCTCGGTATGCCGATCATGTGCATCGACGGCGAGCTGCTTGTGCCGCGTGTCCGGGCGATCGGCCTGTCTGGGTACGCGCGGGCAGGGAAAGACACTGTGGCGGGCATCCTGCTCGACCACGGGTATCAGCAGGCGTCGTTTGCTGCCGCTTTGAAGGAAGCGCTGCTCGCGCTCGATCCGCTGGCCGCTGACCGCCCCAACTGGCGTATCTCGCAGATCGTTCACGAGCCGTCCGACTGGGAGCACGCCAAGGACGAGTACCCGATGGTCCGGGAGTTGCTGCAACGCCTCGGCACTGAGGTGGGTCGGAAGTTCTTCGGCGACAACGTGTGGGTGGATCTCGCGTTCAAGGCCATCCCGGACGGCGGGAAGGTTGTGTTCGCTGACTGCCGGTTCCCGAATGAGGCGGCTGCGATCCGCGCCACTGGCGGCGAGGTGTGGCGTGTCGCCCGGCCCGGTTGCGGCCCGATCAACGGGCACCCGTCAGAGACGGCGCTGGATGGCTACGACTTCGACTGGCACGTGTGGAACAACTCGACCATCGAGGCGCTGCGTGCGGCTATCGGCGATTCGCTGCACAAAGCCGCCGCCGCCTGATCCCCAGTACGTCCACTGCCCAGAGCATCGCCAAGAGCGGGTGAAGCGTCATGCGGCTCACGATCCAAACCCGTCACCGCAGGCTCCTGATCGCCACAGGGGACGACGCTGAGGAGTCCGCTAATGGGCTCGTGGTCAACCTGGCTTCGGCGGATCTCACGATCGCTGACCTCGCGGAAGACGAGTCGGGTTATGAGCCGGACGAGTCGCGTTTCGGGTTCACGGCGTGACATGGAACCCCAATACGAGCCGGTGTTCGGCCGCTGCCATAACTGCGGGCAGGACACGCTCCGCACCTGGTTCCCCAACGTCGGCGGCAGGCTGATCTCCACGTTCGCTTGTGTGGAGTGTGACGCGGGGATCTGCGGCTCATGCCGCCAACACTCCGCTCCGGGTGACCGGTTCTGCACTAACTGCCGGGCGTTGCTGTCGCTGCCCCGTGACTGGACCGTCCCCGACTACCCGCCGTCCTAGGGGTTGCCGTAATGGCAAACCTACTCGCCACTAAGCGAGAAAGTGGCACATATACCTTCCATTAACACCAAGGGCGGTTATCGCCCTGTTGCGGGAGAAGCAGTCACCTGTCGTGCTGTGCAACGAGACGTTCGAGCGGTGGCTGCACACCCAAACCTGACGGCCAACCCCTACACGTCCGCCCCATCCGAGGGCGGCTCACCACCGATCACCACCACCAAAGGAGAACCACCATGCCCGAATGGACCATCAGCACCAACATGAGCGCGCTCGCCGATCACGTCACCGCCGACTACTTCAAGGTCAACTGTGACGGCCCGTTCTCGTTCGTCGAGTTCAAGGACGCTGACCACAAGGTGGTCTACATGGTGTCCGCGCAGCACGTCATCTCAGTGCTACGCGACGACGCCCCGCAGTCGACAGTGCAGGGCATCAGCGTGAATGTCCACTACCCCCGCGACGAGGAAGCAACGACCCGCGCGATCAGCATGGCCGCCAAGCGGCTCGGCGGACTCGAGTAAGCGATGCGGTGGCGGCAGCGTACTTCCCCGGCGCTGCTGCCACCCCGCACACGCACAGACCGTCTCCTCACTGCTGTCGTCTCGTCGCTGCTGTACGTGCTAGACGTAGCGGTAACGGAGACGCAGGACGCACGCAAACACTGGCGCTGCTGGCGGGCGAAGCACTGGATGAGCCAAGCCGGGCAACCCAACGGCCCCATCTGCGGGCGCTGCGGTACGACGTGGCCGTGGCGCGACTGACCCACCGAAGGGATGGCTGCGATGCGCACCGACTGGTGGTGGTAGATGCCCCGCGCAGCACGTACCTGCTCCCGCTGCCCTGCCGTCATACCAGCCGGCACACGCACATGCACCGGATGCCAACGCACCGCTGACCGAGCCAGAGGCACCAGCACTGAGCGTGGCTACACAGGCACAGGACACCGCACCTTCCGCACCGCAGTCCTAGCCAGAGACCCGGTGTGCGTCCTCTGCCGTGCAGCATGGGCCACCGTCGCAGACCACTGGCCCACCAGCAGACGCGACCTCATCGACCAACACCTAGATCCCAACGCACCACAGCACGGACGCGGCCTCTGCAAGCCCTGCCACGACCGAGCCACAGCCCAACACCAACCAGGCGGCTGGCACGCCTGACATACCCCGCAGCATCCACCTGACGCCCATAGGGGTGGGGGGTGACCCCTACACCAACACGGGGAGCGCGACCGCGCAGGGGGCTTCTCGTTGGTGCCGCAGTTTCAAACTTGACCGGGCCGCGCAAGGCGGTTCGGCGTCTGACGCGCCCGCAACGGGCTGCTGAGGAGTGATTTTCGATGCCTAGCGGTGGTGCTCGGCCCGGTGCTGGCCGCCGGCAAGACCCGAATGCGCTGGATACGTCGCGGCGTAAGGACACGTCCGGGCTGATCGTGCTGCCGGCGGGTGAGCGGGACGAGCCGGCCCCTGAGTGGCCGCTAGGCGAGCAGTCCGACGCCGAAACGGCGATGTGGGCGCGGTACTGGCGTAAGCCCCAAGCCCGGTACTGGCTGGATCACGCGATGGTGGAGGTTGTCGCGCTGTTCGTGCGGCAGTTCTGCGAGTCGTCGTCGCCGAAGAACTCGGCCGAGAACCGGAAGGCTACGCAGTCGTTCCTTTCGGTCCTCGGCCTGACTGCCCCGTCGTTGAAGGCTGCCGGGTATGTGATCGACGTCGAGCCGGTGGAGCAGCGGCAGGCACCGCAACGGGAGTCGCGGGCGACGACGAAGACTGATCTTAAGGTCATCGACGGTGGCAAGGGAGCCTGATAGCTACGTCGTCGACTTCCCGACGCTTTGGGTGGCGTTGGCGTGGATTCCGCGGCACGTCGTCATCCCTGATGGGCGCCGTATGGGCGACCCGTTCCACATGTACGACTGGCAGCAGTTCTGCACCGCGAACCATTACCGGGTGAAGCCTGAGGCGAAGGCTGGGCAGCTCGGGACGGCGTTCCACAACAGGCGTTCTCAGATCGTCGCGCCGCAGAAGACGGGTAAGGGTCCGGGGTCTGCGGCGACGATCTGTCTCGAGGCGGTCGGTCCGGCGCTGTTCGACGGCTGGGCTGAGGGTGGGGAGGCGTACGACTGCGCCGACCACGGATGTTCCTGCGGTTGGGGTTACGCGTATGAGCCGGGCGAGCCGATGGGTGCGCCGTGGGCGACCCCGCTGATCCAACTGTTGGCGACGTCGATCGAGCAGACCGACAACATTTACCGGCCGTTGCAGTCGATGATCCGCCGCGGGCCGCTCGACGAGCAGATGAAGGTCGGCGAGGGGTTCATTCGCATCGGTGACCGTGGCCGGATTGATCCGGTGACGTCGGCGGCGCAGTCGAAGCTGGGTGCGCCTGTCACCTATGTCGCTCAGGACGAGACCGGGCTGTACACGAAGACCAACGGGATGCTGAACGTCGCCCAGGTGCAGCGCCGTGGACTGGCTGGTATGGGTGGCCGGTCGCAGGAGACGACGAACCCGTGGGATCCGGCTGAGAACAGTGTGGCGCAGCAGACGCATGAGTCGCGGCGCCCGGACATTTTCAAGTTCTTCCGGGAGACCCCGGCGTCGCTCGGGTCGTACTTGAACAAGGCGGATCGGCGGAAGATCCACGCATTCGCCTACCAGGGGTCGAAGCACGTCGATTTGGACTCGATTGAGGCCGAAGCGGCTGAGCTGATCGAGACGGACCCGGCGCAAGCGGAACGGTTCTACGGCAACCGGCTCGTGCAAGGCCTCGGGACTTGGCTGCCTGACGACCTGTGGGTCTCCCGCGGCCCCCAAGACGGCGCTGCGGCCCGAATCGTGGCCGATGGGACGCCCGTGTGCCTCGGGTTCGACGGCTCCGACAGCGACGACTACACCGGCATCCGGCTCCGGACCATTGACGGGTACCGGTTCACGCCGACGTACGGGCCGGATAAGCGTCCGACGTGCTGGAACCCCGCCGAATGGGGCGGGAGCATCCCGCGCGGCGAGGTGAATGCGGCGGTGGACGAGATTTGCCGCCGTTTCAAGGTGAAACGGGCGTACTGCGACCCTCGGGATTGGCAATCCGAGATCGGCGACTGGGCGCTGAAATACGGCGACAAGGTTTTCGTCGAATGGGCGACGTACCGGGTAGCGAAGATGCACGAAGCGCTGCTGCGGAGTGTCACGGACCTGTCAACGGGCCGATCGACGCACGACGGCTGCCCAATCACCACCTTGCACGTCGGGAACGCACGGAAGATCGCGAAACCGAGCGAGCGGTACATCCTCGGCAAGCCCCACGGCGCCTACCACCAGAAGATCGACATGGCGATGGCCGACGTGCTCGCGCATGAGGCCGGCGAAGACGCGCTACTTGACGGTTGGGCAACCCCAACCGCAACGAACTACTTCTACTCCGCCTGATTGGAGGGCCATGGAGAGGTCCGAAGCCCTGGCCCTCGCGCAGCGCATGTGGCAGAAGATCGAAACGCAGCGGTACGCGCATGGTGTCGACGAGCCCCGCCATTCCCCGCGGGGTTTGCACGGCTACCTCGACTACTACCGCGGTGTTCACAAGCTGCGGTTCGCGTCACCGGAGTTCGCTGAGCATCACCTTGGCCGGTACGACGGTTTCAACGACAACTGGTGTGCTCCTGTCATTGATGCGAGCGCGGAGCGGTTGAACCAGCTGGGTATCCGTCTCGGTGAGGACACTCGCGAGGCGGATCGTGAGTTTCAGCGGGTCTGGGACGCGAACGACGCGCAGCGGGGCATCAGTGAGGCCATCGTGGTCGCTTTGGCCGCTGGGCGGTCGTACGGCCTCGTCTGGGGCGATCCTGGCGACGACACGACGCCGCGGGTCACGTTCGAGCACCCCGAGTTCTGCACCATCGCCTACGACCCCGACACCAGGGAAGCGACGGCGGCGGCGAAGGCGTGGTTCGAGGACGACCGCAACGGGCACCTGACGCTGTACACCGCGGATCAGGTGTGGAAGTGGAAGTGGTCCGTACCTCGCGACGCCGATCCGCGCCGTCAAGTGACGTGGGAAGACGCCGACTGGGAGGCGCGGCAGGGCGAGAAGGACGACACCTGGCCGATCCCCAATCCCCTCGGCATCGTCCCGATGGTCGAATTCCGCAACACGTCCCTGCTCGATGACCGCCCCATCAGCGATCTGTCGGGTGTGGCGGCGATGCAGGACGCGATCAACCTCGTGTGGGCGTACCTGTTCAACGGTTTGGACTTCGCTTCGCTGCCGCAGCGTGTTGCGATGGGCGCGGAGTTCCCGAAGATCCCCATTCTCGACGCGGACGGTCAGCAGATCGGCGACAAGCCAGCGGATCTCAAGAAGATGAGCAAGGATCGCATCCTCTGGCTCACTGGCGAGCACGCGAAGATCGCGTCCTGGCCCGCAGCGAACCTTGACCAGTTCAACGCCGTCATTTCCCTCGCCGTCGACCACGTAGCCGCGCAGACCCGCACCCCCCCGCACTACCTGATCGGGAAGATGGCGAACATGGCCGCCGAAGCCCTCACGGTCGCTGAAACGGGCCTGGTGGCGAAGGTGGTTCAGCGGCAAACGAACTTCACCCGCCCACAACGGGAGCTGTACCGGCGTATCGCCCTCGCGCAAGGCGACAAGGCCCGTGCGCAGCAGGCCCGGACGGGCACGATCGTCTGGTCCGACCCGCAATACCGCTCCCTCAGCCAGAAGATCGACGCGTTCCAGAAGTGGCGCGCATCCGGTCTGCCGCTCCGCTACCTCCTTGAGTGGTACGGCCTCCCGCCGGCCGAGGTGGAACGCGTGATGACGATGGCGGAACACGAAAACGACCTGCTGATGACGGCGAAGCCGATCCCCGCCACACCCGGCGCGATGATCCCCCGCGGCCTCAATCAGATGGTCCTGCCGGACGGTGTAACACCCCCGGCGCCCCCTACCGCTACACCTTCTCCGGGCAATCCGGCGGAGTAGTCGACCTCTCGCAAGGAGAGCCAGTATGACCGCACCCGTTACTGAGCCCGTGGACCCTGACGGCCTTCTCGGCGAGCCGACCGATCCGCCCGTAGACGAACCGCCAGCGGACCCGGCCGACCCGGCCCCGAAGGATTGGGAGGCGGAGTTCAAGGCGCAGCAGAAGGTGAACCGTGACCTTGAGCGGCGTTCGAAGCAGCGGATGCGGGAACTCGAGGCCGAAGTGGCTGCGGCTAAGAAGCCGAAGCCGGCAGACGACGCCCCGCCGGACCTCGAAGCGATCCGCCAGCAGATCCGCACCGAAACACAGACCGAAGCTCTGCGGGAACGCGCCCTCGACAAGCTCGAGGCGAAAGCGGCCCGCACCTTCCAGAACCCGGACGATGCGCGGGCGTTCCTCGCCGCACGGGTTGACGACTTCATCGACGGCGCGACCGTCGATGTGAAGGCGATCGCCGACGCACTCGACGATCTCCTTACCGAACGGCCGTACCTCGGGGTCACGCAAGGTGAACCGAAGCCACGCTTCCAAGGCACGGGAGATGGTGGGCCGAAGGGCACTGCGGGCAAGCCGCAGTTGACCAGGGCCGACATTGAACGTCTCGCCAAGGAAGGCAACTATCCCGAGATCGAGCGTGCCCGTGTAGCGGGCGAGCTCAACGACGCTCTCGGCATCACCTGATCTGACCCCCGCCCGATCTAGCCCCTGCGCGCCGCGTACGGGGCTAGACGGCATGCCCGAAAGGAACGGCCGTAATGGCAATCACGAACTTCATCCCCGAGGTTTGGGCGGCGCAGCTGCTTCAGATCCTCGACAAGAACCTCGTCTACGCCGGTTCGCCGTGCGTGAACCGCAACTACGAGGGTGAGATCTCCGCGTTCGGTGACACGGTGCATATCGGCTCCATCAGCGACGTGTCGATCGTGGACTACACGAAGGACACGGACCTCACCATCCAGACGTTGACCGACGCCGAGCAGCTGTTGCTGATCGACCAGGCGAAGGCGTTCGCGTTCGAGATCGACGACATCGACATGCGTCAGGCCCGTTCGGGCGGCGCGCTGATGGCGGAGGCTGCTCGTCGTGCCGCGTTCGGTCTGCGTGACCAGGCGGACCAGCTCGTCGTGAGGCGCATGGCGCAGGCGTCCACCGCCCCGCTGGGTGTCGTGGACGCGACCACGGCCACCAACGTGTACGACCTCCTCGTCGTGCCCGCTGGCGTCAAGCTGGACCAGGCCAACGCCCCCACCGATGGCCGCTGGCTCGTCGTCGACCCGGCTGCGTACGGCAAGTTGCAGCTCGACGCCCGGTTCATCAAGCAGAACGAGTCCGGCACCAACGCCTTGCACAACGGCGTCGTCGGTGAGGCTGCCGGGTTCACGATCTACAAGTCGAACAACGCCCCGCAGGCGAACCGCGCCATCACGGCCATCACGACCGTGTCCGGTGCGAAGTCGCTGACGGGTGTCGCCGGCCAGTTCAACCAGGGTGACGTCGGCCTCGCGATCGCCGGCACTGGTGTGGGTGCGGCGTCGGTGATCGCTTCCGTCAACGCTGACGGTTCGGTCGCGCAGTCGTCCGTCAACTCGACGGCTTCGGCTGCCGTGACGGTCACCCTCTCCGGTGGCGGTCAGGTCGCGGTCGCTGGCGTCGCGCTGGCGACGTCGTACGCAGAGCAGATCAGCAAGGTTGAGGCGTTCCGCCCGCAGAAGCGGTTCGCGGACGCCCTCAAGGGTCTGCACCTGTACGGCGCGAAGGTGCTCCGCCCGGAGCTGCTGGTCGTTTCCAGCGTCAAGGTCGCGTAGTTCGCGCGGTGGGGGTGGGCCACGAGCCTGCCCCCACCGACACCATCTCTCCTTCTGACGATTGGGGTTCGGCGTGGCTTTCGCACCGCTCGCGTCGTCGGCCGACCTCACGGCCCGCAACATCACCGTCCCCACAGGAATGGACTCGGCAACGCTGCTGGCGTCCGCGTCCGCTTCCGTGCGGGAAGCGGCCGGGTGTCCCATCACTGTCGCGGCGTCCACCGTCGCCCTCGTGACGGACGACCGTTGCGAACTTGACCTACCGGGCGGCCCCGTCTCTGCGGTCGCGTCTGTGACCGTTGAGGGCGCACTAATGCCCCTGTCGGTTCTGACCAACGGCTGCTACTCCGCGGGATGGCGGCTCGTCGGCAACCAACTGCTGTTCACCCGGCAACGGTTCACAACCCCCGCCGTCGTCACTGTCGTGTACACGCACGGCTACCCGATCATCCCCGCCGACATCGTTGACCTGACGTGCTCGCTGGTGGCGATGGCCGCCGGGCAGAACGGCGACTACGGCGCAGCAGCGCGGCTCGCAGGCGCGAAGCTCGGTGACTGGGCCGAGACGTACGTCCACCCGGCAGGCACCGAATCACCCTCCCCTGTCGCGATCCCCGACAGCGTGCGGCAGCGGCTACGCGGCCGGTTCGGCACCGGCACTGCGCTGGTGCGGTTCAAGTGAACATCGCCCGCCTGTTCACCCAAACCGTGTCCGTCGAGACATACCTCGGCACCGGCCCGTACGGCGACGACTTCGCCGCCCCCGTCAACGTGGCCTGCTACGTCACCGGGTCGCAGAACGTCACGATCAGCGGCACGACGCTCGTCATCAACGCCGACAACATCGTCTACGCCGCAACATCGACGCTGCCCACGGTGCCGCCTGTCGCTGGGCAGTTCACGCCGCAGTCGAAGGTCAACGGCACGGGCCGGGTGTCGACGGTGAAGCCGAAGCTGGCCCCTCGTCCGCGCGGTTCGGATCATGTTGAGGTGCGTTTCAAGTGACGATCCGCGTCAAGAGCAACCTGCACTTGGGCGGTCTGCTGCCCGGCCACGTGAGCCGTGAGGCGTTGGACGACGCGGCGCAGCACGTCCTCGAAGTAGCGCGGGGCAAGGCGCCGCTGCTGGTCGATACGCAGCGCGCCAACAAGGAGGAAGTCCCCGGCACGCTGCGGGATTCGGGGTACGCGGATGTGGTGGATGACGTGACGGCCCGCGTCGGCTTTCGGGACGGCATCGCTGGGCGGATGCATGAGGACATGGGTCTTCACCACGACGACGGGCAGCCGAAGTTCCTCGAGGAGCCGATGGTGTCGGAGAAGGATGAGGTTCTCCGCATCCTGGCTGACCGTATCCGGGCGGGGTTGTCGGAGTGAGCGCGACGAACGATCTGCTCGACGGGGTGGCGGCGGCTATCGCTGCTGCCGGGATCGCCACCTACTCCACGTCGGGCGTGTACACGACGAGCCAGACGGGGATCTATTTCTCGCTGATGCCTGCCGGGTCTGAAGGAACCCCGCCCGGAACTGACCGTGCCGTGGTGCTCACCGCCTACAGCGTGGGTGATAACGCGGGACGCCCGTGGACGCAGATGCGGCTACAGATACGCACCCGCGGCACCGCCGATCCGCGTGACGTCAACACCCTCTCCGATCAGATCTACAACCTCCTGCAATCCCTCGGCCCGGTCACTTACGGCACCGTCACGGTGTCGCAGATTTTGCGGGTGTCGTCGCTGCCGATGGGGCAGGACTCGAATCGCCGCTGGGAGCAGTCGCAGAACTTCACGTGCGACGTGAACCTCCCCGCCACAAGTAACCGCCCCGCGTAACCCAGCCGCTCCTTTCGTCCCGCCCCGATCCCCGGTGCGGGCAGTTCACAATGCCCGCACCAACGCCTAGGAGGCACCGCAATGACCACAGATGTTCGCCGGCTAGCCCGGTCGATCTCGGTCGACGTCTCGACCGATGGCACGACCTGGCTGAACCTGCCCGGCCGTGTCGACAACTCGCCGCAGATCACCCCCAACAAGGTCGACTCGACCGACGTCGACACCGGCGGGTTCACGTCGTCTGAGATCACCTTGCAGTCCGGGGTGCTGACGGTGAAGTACAACGCGCTCAGCAACGGCGGGACACCGAACCCGGCGCAGGAGCTGGTGCGGGCGTGTGTCGCGCAGTTCGGTGATTCGGCGCGGCTGTATGTCCGCTGGTACGACAACGACGGCGGGTCTGATGCGTGGTCGGCGCGGGCGATCGTGGAGGTTCAGCGGTCGAAGACGGGTGTCGCGGATCTGATGGAGATTCAGGCGACGTTCACCCTCGACGGCGCCATCACGGCCATCAGCAACCCGTACAGCGCGGCGCTGGCCCCGGTGCTGATCTCCGCAACGCCTTCCGCTGTCGCGGTGGGCGGCATCGTGAAGATCACCGGGCAGCACTTCACCGGCACCGTCGCGACGACCGGCGTGAAGTTCGGCGGCGTCAACGCGACGTCCTGGATCGTCGTGTCGGACTCCACGATCGTCGCGGTGATGCCTGCCGGTTCGGCCGGTTCGGCTGTCGTGCTGGTGACGAACGCGACCGGCGCCAGCAACAGCCTTTCCTACACCCGCGGGGCCTGACCCCCTCTACGGCGGTGCCCGGACCTGG